TGACGTCACAGGTAAACAGCGATTCCGAGATGGTCGCCCATTCTGCGCGCTGGTGTAGCAGGTTATAATCAGAGCCTTCCAGTCCCACCGCGACATGCCCCTCTTCGATCAGGCTTCGTACCATTCCACCACCCGCGCAACCAAGATCGAGCACGCTGGCTTTGTAGCCTGTGAACAATTGGCGCAGCTTGACGTTGAATTTCAGATTGACGCTGTTATCTCGCGCCGTGCTGCGCGGCTCGATATGATCGGGGCTGTCCAGGGCTATGGGATGGTCGGTGTCGAGATAGAATTTCATTGGCTCACACTCTCTACCTGATATTTGGCCCGTTGTCCACCCGCGGCGGTTATGCGATCGTCATATTCGTGGATATACTGGAAGTTCTCACGCATAATCCCCAGCTTTTTACCCATCTCAAATGCCTGATCCGTTTTTTCCTTCAAAAACGCCCTGAGCTGGTTCAGCGCGGCGACCTGCCCAGTCTGCATCCAAACATTCCATACGTACTCGCATTTCCCTCCCGAGTGGTGCATATCCCCCTTCAGCTTGTCGCCATCAATCTGCGCCTGCGCGGAAACCCGCTCATATTCCTGGCGGCTGATTTGGTTAGTGCGCGCCAGATAGCGTTCCGCCTCTCTCAACGCGCCCTCTGCCTCGCCTGCCTTTTTGGCAAGCTCTTCCAGGTTCAGAGATAATGCTCCTACCTTCTCATAGTTGTTTTCGAGCATTGCCCCATCAAGCCGCCGCTGCACTCTTTCCATTGCCTGTTTATTCAGGCGCGCCGGGGTGCCAAGCTCAGTAATCCGTCCCTCGTAATACGATTTGGAGATTTGCAATTCTCCCTCGTATCCATAGATGGGCTGCCAGAACTCAGAATGCCAACACTGTAAGTCAAGATTTATCCCGCGCCCGTGCGCGAAGCCGATCCAGAACGCATAGTTGATGGCCTGGTAGTGATATTCAGTTCCGCTGGTCAACTCGCTCCCATATAGGGCGATATCTTCATAGCCCAAATGGATTGCCAATGCCAGCGCCATTGCCGGGGTGCTCCTCAGGTAGCGGTATGGGACAAGTTTAAGCACTTCCTCTAGCGGATAGCGTACTGAATTGGGTACGCGCTCATCCCGCTCGATCATCCATATCTGCTTACCTGGACCGTGGTTCTGCTGCAACCATTTCCAGTGATCCTTGTTTACCCAGTTTTCATCAGACGAGTAAACTTCGGGCTGGTGCATCTGGAAAGAGGCATCCCAGCGGCGGTATACCTCGGGTTTTTGCGGGCTCTCATTAAAGAGCCAGATTTCATATTCGTTATTTTTGTAGGGAGCAAACTCCCGTGTTGCCGGATGGCTCCCCACGATTGCTAGTTTTCGGTTGGGAGAGGTAGAAACCCTCTCCCAACCATTGTTTTTCCAGGTCAATACTCCCGACCCTTTCACAGCTACGCAGAAGCGGAAGCCGTTGCCGAGATATGCGTCGCCTGCTTGTAGCGTGGCTGGATAAACGCAATCACGGAAGTCAAAAAGGCAGTCATGTCTGGCGTGTCGGTCAAGACCACGCGCACATAACGGTAATCATTGGCTGCTAAATCATCCGGGTCGATCTCGATCCACACGTTGACATCATCATCGGTAGATGCGAGTGTGACGCCGGTGGTATCAGCAGTCGTGATTGCCCCCCAGGTATTGGCTCCCGCAACCCCAGAGAGGCGATAGCGGAAGGCGATTGCCGCCTCTACTCCGCCTTCGGCAGTTGCCGCCTGAACGGTAACGACCTCTGAGTCAGTCGCGGTTGCACTCGTGATTGCACCAACCAACACCAGGAAAGCTGCTTTTTGAGCATTGCGCAAATCCACATAGCCGGTGGTCGTAATGGTGCTGGCGATATCCTGTGGAGACAGGAGCGGGACGATATTGTCGTATTGCACAAACGGGTTCATTTTATTTACCTCCTCATCTCCCTATGCGCTCGCGGCCGTCAGAACGACAAACGGCGACAGGGTATTGCCCGCATCAAACGGGGTCAATGCCGAGTTCCACAGCGGTTGCCCATCTGTCCGATAGATGAAACGAAAAGCAGTCTCATCGGTCAAAAACTGGACGTGGATGGATGAGGCCGACTGAACTCCGCCCTTGCGGATGGTCTGATACTGGGACATCGAAGCCAGCATTAGATCGCCCGTGGTGCCGAGCGCGGCGGTGTACTCCGTCTCGATATATGGTTTCCCATAGATCGTGAATGACGGATCGCCTTGCGCGCCGCCATTCACCGGGAGCAGCAACGGGAAGTTACCGATAACCAGGTTGATGAGCTGCGGGAAGATAGACGAGTTGGCGAACCAGACATAGTCGTTTACCCCAGCCCAACGCCGTGACCACATGTTGGCGATATCGGTTGCATCGATCTCGTTAGCATCGATACGGGTTACACTCACCAGGCATGGCGAGTTCATGACGCCCAGGGGCTTACCCGCGCCATTGCCATTGATATACGCATCCTCAACCTGGAAGCGGAGCTCCTCGGGAACGGTGCGGTTCAGCCAGGAGGCCAAAGCGACCGTATCGGCCAGTTGCTCATCCGTTGCGTAGCACAGAGCTGCCACCTTTTTGAGCTTCAATTCCATCTGGCGAAAAGCAGGCCTGCTTGCCGTGATAGTACCGGCCTCGGCAACCCAGTAGCCACGCAGCCCACCCCAACGCGAGCCAGTGGCCCGGCTGGTTTCGTTCACCGCGTTATACAGCATGGAGTTGGAGTTCGGCCCGATCTCATCAGCGGCGACACGCTGCAAAACCTCACCAGCCTTATACATCCGCTCGATGATCCCGCTTGCGACCTGCGGCGCCAGTAGATAGCCGCCATCAGCAGGCACGCCCTCCGAAAGGCCAGTGGCCTTCAGTGGGCGCAGGCGCGGATCCTCGTTCCCGGGGTACAGGTACGCGGTCTTGACGGCTGCAAAATACTCGCCCGCCGGAAACGGTTGGTCTGCCTCGTCTATGGTGACTTGTACGCCATCCTTGACGGCGGGCAGTTCCTTCAGCGCCTTTTCGACGCCGGCCTTGATCGCGGCCTCAACATCCACGGGGGATGTCGACTGAATATCCTCAAATAACTCAATCCGAGATTTGTGGGCTTTCGCCTCTTCCATCAGCTTTTCGAGCTTCTTTGCCTCGTCCTCGGAGAGATCGGACTTTTCAGCCAGGGCCTTGATTTCGGATCGTAACTTTTCGTACTTCTCTTTGAGGTTCATTTGTGATTCCTCCCTAAAGTGTTTCCAAAAATGCCTTTGCCCGCAATTGGACAAAGTTTCGTTTCCCCTCTATTTCCTCGCCGTCTTGCGCCGCCGGTGTCGCGTCACCAGCCGGATCGTCATCCATAGGCAATTTATCGAGTGGAGTAATGCTCAATGATTTGAGCGGTACTGCTGTATTTCGTGGCTCTGCTGGGATGATGGTCAAGGTATCGTCCAATCCCAGCGGCCAGTATTTGATCCAGGTTGCCTTACCCTTCTTCTCCAGTTGCACAAGGTTGGGCAATGTCCCCGACGACCATCCGAGCTTTCCTCGTTCGGCCAAGGAATAAAGAAATTGCTCGTATTTATCCCGCCTCTTCAATTGGGTCTCTGCCCAAATCCCGAAATCATCCGTCTTGTGTATCGCTTTGCCCAGTACGCGCTTACTCAATACCGGATCAAGGCCATGCTCGAAATAAACCGTCCCGGTTTCAGCATCACCGAAATCGGTATCTTTAGTAAAGAACTCGCCTGTTAGATCGGGGTCCTTGTCCGTAGTAAAGCGCACCAGGTAGCCGCCGATTTTGCCATCCCCCAGGGCTTTGACTGCCTCACCAAAGTACACCAGGGTTTCCTCATTCAGGGACTTCCCCTCCCACATGCTGTTGCACATGGCAACGGCCATATCTTGGTTTTCGGCGCTGCCATCGTGCATGACCATTGGGATACAGCGGCTAACGAAATCCTCTCTGCTTTCCCCCGCGTTCGGTGTTGGCATTACATTTCCTCCCTACAAACAAAAACGCCCATCTCACCTGGAGACGGGCGCAAAATGCGGCGGTATCCTATCTATGCCGGGGCCTTACGGCGTGGGCGCTTTTGATTGCTACCGTTATTATATCACGATAATCCGCTAACGCTGGTATGATCGTCGAGTTTCGTGTCAAGATTTTCGCTGACCAGCCAGCGCCTCTCAATCGCTTTGATGATCATCAGAAGCGCACGCCGGATCATCAGCCAAAACTCTCGGTCTGTCATAGCCCCGCCCTCTTCAATCCCTTTTTTACTGCTGCTTGTAACTTTTCCTGTATGCGCCCAGCGCGTTCCCTAATAATTTGGGGCAATGTTTTCCAGCCTATAATGCGCATCATATTTGCCTGTTGTCCTACCTCGGAGCCATGCACATATTTGGCATACGCCGTATCATTGACTATAATCGCCCCCTCGCTTTTGCCGATAATTTTCCAATTGCGTCTTAGTGCCTGTGTGCGTTTATGGGGCACTGTAATCTCGCCCGATTTTAGAGCAGCAAAAAAGAAGCGCCGTTGCTTATCGCTCTGAAATGTCTGACCATAAGCCTGTTGCCTCGTTACGCGTTTTTGGGCCGGGTATGTACGGAGCACATTCAGCAAGTAATCGGCCACATCATCGATTGCCGCATTCTTGACCTCTAAGGGCACGCGCTCCAGGGCCTTCATAACCAGATCCAATCCCTCTATATCGATACCAATTAGCTCATCGCTCATTGATATAATATCCCTGGTGACGGGGTGCGGGTCACCAGCCCGCTATAAGGCCAATGCGGAAAAGCGTTCGGCAAATTGCCACTCTGCAAAGTAAGCATCGGCAGGCGGGCTTTCATATCGGTATCCCGCCTCGCGTTACCGGCTCCTCAGTATACTGATAACGGCAATCACATCTCCATCCGCCACACTCAAGATACGGATTGGGCGGGTGCTGCGGTCTCACGCCGCTGGCTTGCCATTCGGCTGCTGTTGCTACTACCCCATTCAGGCGCGCACAGGTGGAGCAATGCTCTTCCGTGGCGCCTAAGCGCCATATAAAATGATCATTGGGGCGCGTGGTAATAATTGCCAGATTAACGGTCTCGTTATACCTGTTTACCCATAAATCAACACGCGCCAGCAGCGGCTCTATGGGGCCGGCGCCGCCTTGCGATCTCTCAATATCTTCGGCAAATGTCAGCACTCGATTGTATTCGCCATCGATGACGCTTTCCAAGATGGCCTCCCATTCGGGCTTCATGTCTCGCTTAGGGTCAAGATCATTCGCCCGCATCCCCTCGTTCCAGGCACGTCTCATCTGCTCGTCAATCAAGCGGATCATCTCGCCGATAAAGGCGATAGCATCAATCTCACGATTGTAGAACTGGACAACAGCGCGCCGTAATGCCCGTGTATAGTAAACGACCGTCTTTATCCCGGTTATGTAATCAAGACTAATCACCCGGATAATATCGGTCACCGTATCAAGCAGGTGCGCCCGCGCTTGCAATTGCCGGTTCAAGTTCTCTCTCCAGTAAATCATTCGCCCGTTTTAGTTGCTCAGCCAGCAACAACGTGCCATCCTGCCTAATTTCAATGGCTGAATTTTGACCATCCCTGAATGCTGCCTTGACTTCCTCGGCTGTCGTCGCCGTTTCCAGGCGCGCCGCAATCGCAGCATGTTTCTCGGCAGGAATGAGTACCGGCACGAATGATACGTCTGCCGCCGGTTCGCCACGCTTCAGGGCAGACAGGCATTTGCTCTGCCAGATGGACAGCTCACGGCTCAACTGCTGAATGTCCATCGGCAGGATTGCCGCCGCCTTCGGCGCGGGCGGGATTGGCTCGTCATCTTCTTCCTCGGGCTGCTCCTGCCCCTCT